GACAGTATGGACACGTAGAGTTGGAGAGGCTGGCTGCTTCCGATTCGGATTTCCGCAAACTTGCAGCAATTGTGGTCAGTCGCGTGTTGGTGTTGGAGACCACCGTGTTGAGCTCAGATCGAATGGAGTTGAGCTCAGATATTGAGTTGTGAATCTGGCGTTCTGCATCAAAATCAATCGATTCGACAGTGGCCAAATCAGTTTCGATGTTGCTGATTTGCCGAGCTGTTGAACCTTCCCACTGAGCTACCCGCTGTTCGGTGTTGGAGATCAACACTTGGTGGTCAGCAACCTGCTTGTCCACTTGTTCAATCAATCGTTTTTGGGTCGCCAACTCAACCTCAGTTGCCTTGATTTGCTTCTTCAACACCCCTGCTTTCTCAGAGAGCATCTCCAAATCAAACAATTGTTCAATCATGCTGGTTTGATTGGCGGAATTGCTGGCAGATGTTGTGGGGAGACTGAAGAAACTCCGATTCGTGGCGCTAAACATCACGATTCGGGAGAACAGCTCGAAGTCGATCCCGATCAGCTCCTCGATTTTCGCCGTGACGTCATCCACACTTGCTGGAGTTTTGTCGACACCGTCAATCACCAGTGATGCGCCATTCTCGCGATTGCTTTTGCCACCTTTTCTCCACCGTGACACAACAACATGTTGTCCATCCACTGTGAAGTCAGCTGCTCCCCACATGTCAACTTTGTTGGTGTTGTTGATCAACTCATCTTTGGAGACTGAGTCAATCACCTCATCATAGAACAACCACGAGAGGCAGTACATGATCGACGTTTTCCCCAACCCGTTGGTGGTACTGCCGTCTTCCGATCGGCCAACAATCAGTGTTGTTCCAGGACTATCAAAATTGATGGTGGTTGTGGTTTTTCCATACGAGCGGAAATTTCGAAACGAGAGTGAATTAAGATGAAACATTGGTTAGTGCCCACCTGGGTTGAGTTTTCTGTAGATTTCGACGAGCTTGTTGGGGTCAATTGTATCGACCTGCACTTGAGAGAGCATTTTATTGACCAAGTCATCGACTGAAAACGACTTCACATCTTCAGGGGTAATCCCAGCTGGTAGAGTTTCATTGATCGCCTCCTTTTGCGCACGTTTGTCTTCCTCAACCTGCACAGACCTCACGCCGTATTGAGCTGGGAGATTGCGCTTGAGTTGTGCAACGTCTTCATACGATATCACAACATCCGCAACGCATTTTACGTATGTGTGGTCGTTGAGTGGAGTGGTTACATTCCCACTCATGATTTCCGACACTGTTGTCTTCACATACCTTGGGCCACCATCCCAATTGATGAAGTCCAGCTCTCCACTGTCGAATGTGTATACGGCCATTCCCCGATCCAGATCATCTGCATCAGCAAACGACGTACAGAATGTGTTCCCGATGTAGGTTACATTGCGGAGATGTTGCCGCTTGTGGTAGTGACCAGATAGAATCCTTCGATATTCGCTAAATTCAGTGCAATCTGGACCATGTTCTTTTCGGATACTGTGGCCAGTGATGACGAAGTCTTTGAATTCGAGGTGTCCCAACAGGTGAGCTGTATTTTGATTGAGTAGCGATGCGTCGTATTCAGTTGGAAAGAGGAACGGAGTGAACAGTGCACCACCATCAAATTCGGGTCGAATCACAGGCTGATCAATAATGATCAGGTTGGAAAACTGCTGAAAGAACACGCAGCTGTGAACGCTCCGAGTGTGTCGATTGAATAGATCGTGATTTCCCACCACAAAATACACAGGTAGATTCAGCTCGTTCAGCTTGGTTATCAACTGGAATGACAGGTGCATTGTGTCGATGGGGAGATTGGATCGATGCTCGTGCCAATCTCCCAGGAATCCAATGCAATCGATTGATGGATCGTTCTGCACCTGCTCGCAGAACCAATCCATGTATTCGATGGTGGTTGTTGTGTAAAACTGATCGCGTGATTTACCAACATGGTAGTCGGTAAACAGCGCCATCTTATTCTTTGGCTTTGTCCTGTGTTTCGTCATTGGATGGGGTTGGATTTTGGATCCCAACCTCATCAAATTGCGATTGGAATCCGGATTGATTCTCGGTGAAAGTGTAGGATGGATCCAGACCGTGCTCAACCAAAAGTGCGTCCCTGATGTTCCGGTGACGACGCTCCTGATTCAAATACTGGAGGAACGAGTTTGTGATGCAACTCGTGTAGTACGCAAATGGGTTGTTGGATTTTTCTGCGTTGAAACTCTTCCACGATTTCACAAGGTTGAGCATGGCAAATGCCTGCATATCCTCATTGTATGTGTAAGACGCAAAATTGACTTTCCCAGCATATCGCTTACAGATCAACGTGAGCATTCGCGCAAAGGCTGGGGTCATATCACCCTTCTCTTTGCTGCGGTGAAACTCTTCGAGTAGTCCCTTGTTGTTGACGTATTCGGTGAGGGGTTTCTTGATGACTTCTTCCATGGTTTTTGGGTAACAGACCAGGGTATGATCCAAACCACAAGAAAAGGTTTCAACAGTTGACGCAACTAAATACCAAATACTGTACTATGTGTTAGACTACCAAATGAGCTTGCTGCAAACCGCAATCAACACCCTTATTGGGGCTCCGAACGCACAGGTTGGTAGTGGGCGCGTTAGCACAACTCCTGTTCTCCCACAACAACCACGGCCACAAACGGAGTATGTTGTTGTTCATCCGGTATCAACGGACCCAGATGCAGACCCATCGACACTGCCTCAACCTGTCGCTGTAGCAGTTCCTGTCCCACAGTCAGCACAACAGCCAGCCAACATTCCACAAAAATTGCAGCCTGTTGTGCAGGAACTCACTCGGCTTGCTGTATCGCAAGCAGCTCTGGAGTTTGGTCCCAATCGTGTATATGGAGCTCGTGCAGTTGTTGATGTCGGATCAAAGATTTTTCAAGGGAATGTTAGCACAAACTCGTTTGTCTCGCTGCAGCGAGGATTGGCGGCACTTGCTCCAAAGTCGGGAATTGCTTCTCCAAAAGTCACAAAGGTTGTCAATACCGTTGCTGGGATCGTCAACTCGCGGTTATTTAAGGCAGCCACCGCTGCCCTAAAGGATTTTGGCACAACCAAACTACCAGCATCAGAGTACGCCACATTTTCTTCCAAGCTGCAAACGAGTGCAGCAGCAGATGTGTCCATGTGGATGGGCAAGGCTCCCGGAACGATCCCAGCACTTCCAGCAGCAGCATCTACTGCACTCGGTAAGATCATTGGAGCCGTGCCTCTCCCACTAGCCGAACTCGAGTCGACAGTTAATTCAATAACTTCGATCAGTGAAACGCTCGTCAAAGGTGTTGACGTGTCCAGCATTCTCGGAGGTGGCGTTGCAACAGCAGTCGGCGCACTCCAATCAGCAGCTGCCAACTTGACTGGGATGATCCCAACCGACGTTGGTGCAATCGCTGGCAGCGCTGCAGGATTGCTGGGACCATCAATTCCAGGCATTCCAGCGGGTTTTGATCCAACCACAGCCACCGCAACTCCAAATGACTATGCGGTGAGTGCCTCTCGCAAGGTGTATTTGAAGAGTGCTGTGTTGTTCAACCCTGGCGATCGTGTTGATTTTGTTTCTCAGCCACGAATTGAGACAGCGGAGCGTGTTGAATACGATATATTCAGTCCGGTCCACGCACCAACTGGGTTTGCGTCATACAAAGGGTCTTCTCCGAAAACAATCACTGTATCTGACATCAAGTTGGTGTCTCGGACTCAAGTTGAGGCTGATCTCAACCTCAAGGCGTTTCAATTGCTGAAAAGTTGGACCAAGCCATATTTTGGGCGCTCGGGCGAGGGATCACAAGTTAAGTCAGCGTTTGCTACAGTTGCGGTGACAGGAGCACCACCCGACATTTTGTACTTTTACGCCTACTCGAATGGGCAGACAGAAACAACAGAGTCATCGAATTTTTACCGATTCCCCGTTGTGATTTCAAACATGGGATACTCATACCCAAATGATGTTGACTACATCGCGACATCATCAGGGGAACCGTTTCCAATCATCATGACCATCAACTTAGAGTTGCTGGAGACACGATCGCCTGAAGAGGTTGAGCGTTTTGACCTACAGGCGTACAAAGAAGGAAGGATGGTTGGCTGGTAATGAAAACACGTTATGAATTCGGGGGAACGGTCGAAGCCAATGCTGTTGGGGTCGGTTTCTGGACTCGTGACACAATGCCGCGTCGCGACGACGATATATACATCACTCTCAACGAGCGCACAGTACTGCGTCCCAATTTGATCACATATGAGTTGTACGGACGCGATAACCTTGTGTGGCTTCTGCTTCAGTACAACAACATTCTCGACCCAGTCGCTGAATTGGTGCCCGGGAAGGTAGTTGCGCTTCCCAATCCAAGTCGAGTTACATGAGATTCTCCAAAGCCATCAGCGCAGACAACACTCTGCGGAAGATGTACACAAACCCACTCGACAAGTTCGCGGTGTATAGCTACGTGCATCTGTGGGTCATCGGAACCAATACGGCAGCTCTCACAAATCTTCTCAATACCGAATCGGAAGTACTCGACATCCTGAGTAAATCTCGAACGAAGGATCAAGGGTATCGTGAGGTGAAAGATGGCATATGTGTGTTCATCAATGGCGCGAAAGACGTCGACTTCTCGATAGACAGTCTAGTGTTTGAAGGCACCGCTGTTGGTCAGTCTGTTAGTGCTGGCGCCAACACAATCCCTGATATAACAGGGCAGGTTGTGATTGTTGAATCACAGGGTGTTCGCTTTTTGAATGTACTTCGTCAAGCGTATCACGACCTTCGTGTGTTGAACGTGAATGCATTTCACTGCATCAAAACGGTGTTTGTTGGGTGGCGAACGACAGATCAATCAGCAGCTCCGGAATACATTCTCACGATCCCGCCCATATTTGCGGTGATCAATGAGATGAAAATGGTTGTGTCCCACACTGGATCAATATACACACTTCAATTTCAGCACGTATCCAACACTGCATTGAACCCAACCGCTGCACAGTCGGGGAAGGGCATCACATTGAGAATGGGTGGGTCGGTCGCGGATGAACTGAATAACATCGCTGAGCAGTACAGCAAGCATGCTCGTGATAATGCCCAAACGCAACAAGATCCAAGAATCGATGTCCAACCACTTCGGTACCGAATCTTCCTCGACGATACTCTTGCGGAGGTTGGCTCATGGTCAATCTCGGAGCAGAAATCAGTGCGCACTGAAGCGCAGGGGACCAATAACCCCGTGTCCATCAATGGGTCGGTGCCCATTGAGCGGATCATTGAAACTGTGATGACAGCATGCCCGAAGTATCGGGAGCAGTTGATTGCAATGACGCCAGAGTCGTTTACCTACAAGTTGGTTCCGACATATTTGATTCATGAAGATGGTACGCCAGAGGTTGTGTATCGGTTGACAAAGTATGACGTTGGTGCTCAATATGCGTTGAACCGACAATCGTGGGAACAGCACAAACTTCCTCCAATAGAAAGATTTGGTCCCAACGATCGTGTGTTGGTGTATGACTACATCTTTACTGGAAAGAACACTGACGTTGAAAGTTTCAGTCTAACCATTGACGAGGGTTTGGCGTTTCTAAAATCTGTCACTCGAACAGACAACGTATCAACTTCAGTGAGTGTGAAGCAAGCCACTGCCGATGGAGTAGCACAGTCGAGGACTTCCACATATCTGTCTGATGAAAAACCTCGCGGAGGCGATGCGGGAACTGTTGTGTACTCTAGCACAGCTGGCCCTCCAGCCCAAACTTCTCACATGAGTGGGAAACATCACCCAGGCGATCCACGAAAAGTTCAATACGATGAGATCGTTGCTTCACACAACGACTGGATTGCAGCAAAAATGGCAGGAATTCTCGAAATTCGAGGAAACCCAGGGTTCATCTCAGCATTTGCACTCCAACCCTTCGATGCGATTAGCCCATCTAGCGTATCCAGTCCAAACCCCGTTACTCAAAGCACAGGGTCTCTGTATCACGACCTTCCTAACATTTACATAAATGTGATGATGCCAACGTCATCCACTCAGGCGAATGGGTCTCGCTACGAGCCGGAGTTTGAGTCGTATTGGTACCAGGGACTGTGGCGCATCATGAGTGTGCGGAGTGTATTTGATCGAGGGGTATTCCGAACCGAACTTGGGGTGATGGCGTGGCCAGCAACTCCAGCTACGACTGTGTCCGCGAAAATCTCTGGCGTAGATGGGGCAAAACCACCCGTAGAAGAGAAAGATCAGCCACCAGTTGCTGTGTCAAAAACCGCCAAAGCTGCAATTAGCCCACCAGCTCCTACAGGGAACAACAACACATTCCCGCTGGATACGGTCAGCTACACTACCAAAATCACCAAATCGTTTGTGTTTGGTGACATGCTTCGAACACGTCATGCAAATTGGCAACGTGGTGAGAATTCACCGCCAACTCAAGAAATTGTTGACAACATCGTCAACACGCTGAACCAACTCCAGTTCATTGAGGATCAGTTGGGTCACAGTATCCAAATTACTTCTGGGTACCGGAATGATCAAGTGAACAGGGCTGCAGGCAGTCGCTCAAATAGCAGCGACCACACGCGTGGTATGGCAGTTGATTTTGTGTGTCAGGGCTACGGTACCCCAGAAGCGATTGTCGATGCAATCATGGCAATGGGAATCCCTTACAAACAACTGATCATGGAGCGCCCACCTAGCTCGAAGACGGGGTGGGTACACATTGCGTTCTCGCGTGTGGCTGCCAACAATACGAAAAAGACCTCATACTGGTATGGTGGGTCGTACATTCCGTACCAACGGAAGGGGGCGTAATCATGTTAAACTCAGTCTACGCCCAGCGAAGTGCTGCGAATTTCTCAGAACACGGAATTCGAGGAACACTATTCACTGGGCTCACCATTGGCACAGTTGTGAGCACAAATGACCCTCAACAGATGGGTCGCTTGTATGTTCACTGTCCTGAACTCGGTGACTCGCCATCAATGTTGGAGTCAGAGTTTGAGTCTCTCCCACTGTGCTCGTATCTGTCACCGTTTGGTGGGTCAGCATCTTCAACGCTTCTACGTGGGACACAGGAGGAGCAAACGACTGGACCGGTGCCGTATGGGTTCTGGGCGATTCCAAAACGAGGTGCACAAGTCGCTGTAATGTGCATTGATGGTGATGTCCATCAGCGAGTTTGGGTGGGTTGTCTGTATGACCAGTTTGTGACCAATGCGCTCCCGCACGGTAGATTTGCATATGATCGTGAAGGGAAGCGACCAGATGGTCCGCTGTCCACAACAGAACAGCCAATTCAACCTCTGTTTGCTAACCAAACAGAGGCGTTCAAGAACCGCGAATCCAATTTCGAATGGCGAACACGAGGCGCTGACTACCAAGCTGCGTCTGTCACTCAGGGGTACGTTGACCGCAGTTCATCCAAGGAACCTGACGACGCCAACAAGGTAGTTGCTCAGGAAGACGGTACAGAGATCAATGTAACGCAGGGATATGGGCGGAACGGAGATGTTACCGCTGGTGGTGCTGAATCGCCGGACAGTCAGGTGTATTCGTGGACAACCCCTGGGTTTCATTCGATTTCGATGGACGATCGGCCTGAAAACTGCCGAGTTCGACTCAGAACAACATCTGGGCATCAAATCATTTTCGACGATACCAACGAGCGAATCTACATCAACACTGCAAGGGGCAACAATTGGATTGAAATCGACGAAGATGGGTGCATTGATGTGTTTTCGAGTGAAAAGGTTTCAGTGACTGGACGGCACATCAACTTTACTGCTGAGGAGACGATCCGCATGTATGGTAAACAGAGTGTGCACATTCGGAGCGATGGTGATGTGCGTGTTCAAGCTGGTAAAAACATTGATGTTCGAGCTGGAGAGGACTATCGTGTTGATGCTGCCAACATGCACGCTACATCTCGTGGGGTAATCTACGAGACGTCTGCAGGCAGCAACGAAACCAAAGCTGGTGGAAACATACTCGAAACATCAGACGGCACCAATGAGGTGAAGTCTACTGGAGCGATCAAACACGGCTCATCAGCTGGAATTGAATCGCATGCTGTTGGCAGCATCAAACACACCGCAACAGGTAGTGTTGATGTTAGTGCCGGCAAAGACATCTTGAACACCGCGGGCCGGAATAATGAAACACATGCTGGTGGTAGGATCATTGAATATGGTGCTCAGATTCACATGAATGGACCGTCAGCCAAAGCAGCCGCCAAGGCCACCAAACCGCAGAATGCTACCCCAGCAACACTTCCTGTTGATGCGTACTTTGTCAATCGGTACCCACTGCACGAGCCTTGGGCCCGCACGGGAACAAAAGACGATTCAACTGTGGAACCAAAGTACGAATACGATGATCCGCTCGTTGGTCGCGAGCACAAATCACGTGGAACTCACTGGCGTCGGTAAATAGGTCACGTAAGGAACATGACCAATGGCAGATCCCAGAATCATTGCGGCTCAACAACGAATAACCAGCTTGTCGTCAGTGGTTGAGAAGCCACTGTACACCACACAGGCTGCGGTGAACTATG